CATTCTGCCCCGCAAAGGGAACGCTCATAAGGATAGCTGAGTGGTATGGTGCTGACAAGGTAGGCACTAACAAGGGGCTTGCTTTAACTGCAAAAGAGATAGCCAGAGGGATAGTGGAAATGGAAAAGCAGTTGTTAGAACTAGGCTGGATAGCTGGCAAAGTTTACGCTGGGGCTGCAGATAATCAAATATCTAACGTAATAGAAAAAAACGCTGACACTATAGCCAAGAAGATGGCAGATGAAAAAGTGACTTGGCTTAAATCTAACAAGAGTGCGGGATCAAGGATTGTCGGACTCGATTTAATCAGAAGTAGGATGAGGGCTGCAATAGATGGAGAGGGGGCTTCTATCTACTTCATGAATAATTGCTTGGCAACGATAGCTACTCTGCCTATAATGAGGCGTGACCCTAACAATCCAGAGGATGTTTTAAAGGGGGCTGATGATCATGCTTATGATGAAATCCGTTATAGAGTCTTGCACGGAAATGTTAGATCAGCTACAAACATTAAGATAACTCACGTTACCTAACAAATATAATTTTATGCCAGAAGTTGACCACCAACACCCGCTCTATGAAGAATTAAAACCTTCATGGGATCAAGTAAATGACTGCATTAAGGGAGAGCGACAAGTAAAGAAGAAGAAAGACATCTACTTGCCAAAGCCTAACCCCTCTGACGTTAGTGCGGAAAATGAGACTCGTTACAATCAGTATCTAACAAGGGCTGTATTTTACAACGTAACAGCTAGAACTTTATCTGGATTAGTTGGACAAGTATTTTCAAAAGATCCAGTTGTAGAAGTTCCACCATTGTTAGATTCAATCATAGAAGATTCTGATGGCTCTGGAGTTTCACTTGTGCAACAAAGCAAATGCGTCCTAGGATGCGTCTTGGCTAACGGAAGGGCTGGATTGTTTGTTGATTACCCTACAGTTGAAGGCACAGCTACAAGGCAAGATCAGTTAGATGGATCAATAAGACCTAATATACTTCATTACAATGCACCATCAATTATTAACTGGAGAAGCGAAAGACAAGGTGCAAAGAATCGTCTAACACTAATTGTTCTATCAGAAACTTATGTAGATAGTGACGATGGATTTAAAGAGGAAATTGTAGAGCAATTCCGTGTTCTAAGATTGGTAGAGGGGATCTATCAAGTGCAGATCTACAGGAGAAGCACGGCACAAGGAAGCGGGGCTTATGGCTTAGTTGAAGAATACACTCCGACAAGTGCGCAAGGCTCTCCACTAACAGAAATCCCTTTCCAGTTTATCGGATGGGAAAACAATGACGAAACCCCAGATCTTCCCCCGCTTTACGACCTATCAGTTTTGAATCTGGCACACTTTAGGAACTCCGCAGATTACGAGGAAGCTTGCTACATTGTTGGACAGCCTACGCCATACATGACGGGCTTAGATCAGTCATGGGTTGATGATGTTTTGAAGGGGCAAGTTCACTTAGGCTCAAGATCAGCCGTGCCACTGCCAGAAGGCGGTTCTATGGGGCTTGTGCAAGCCTCTGCTAACTCTATGCCCAAAGAGGCGATGGATACAAAGGAACGTCAAATGGTGGCGTTAGGGGCAAAGCTCGTAGAGAATAAAAATGTCCAAAGAACAGCAACGGAAGCGGGAATGGATAACGCATCTGAAACAAGCGTTTTAGCTTCTGCAGCTAACAATACAGCCGAGGCTTTCAGAACGGCTCTTAAATGGTGCATGGAGTTTGTCGGAACAAGTGGAGAAGTTGATTTCTCACTGCATACAGATTTTGTAAATCATACACTTAATCCGCAAGAGCAAGGAGCATTACTTTCACTCTGGCAAAACGATGTTCTAACATGGGATGAGCTTAGAGATAATCTAAAGAAAGCTTCCATTGCAGAACTGGCTAACGATGAAGCTAGAGATATTATTGACGCAAGCGCATTAGATGGGCTGGATCAGATTGATGATGAGGTTGATGATGTAGAGAATGGCTAGATCTATTACAGACATAGCAACTCGGCATCAAGTGATGCTTGAGAGGCTCAAAGCTGGAAAAGCAAAAGACTATCGTGTATTAGCGAAAAAGTTTGAGGCTGATTTGTTGGCTGCAGCTAACAGGCTTGGAGTTGATTCGTTAGATCAGCTAACAAAAAAGGAATTAAATCTTTTGATTAGCAACGTAACAAAGCTAAATAAAAAATACCAAGCTGCAATCGTAAAGGATCTTGATAAAGATCTGCGAAAGTTGGCAAAGGATGATGCGATTTTTGAACGTCAAACTATCAACTCTTTTTTAGTTACTGGCAATGCAGCCTCGGCAGCAAACTTGGCTTATGCTGCAGCTATAGCTTCACCTATTAGCGCAACTGGCGAACTGCTAGAGCCATTTATAAAGAACTGGTCTAGGACAAGGGTAACACAAGTCAGCGGAGTTATTCGCAAGGGATACAAGGAGGGGCAAACTCTAAGCCAGATGACGCAACTAATCAGAGGCACAAGGGCAAACAATTTCAAAGACGGGCTAACCTCTTTGCAAACAAGACAAGCACAAGCAGTAATCAGAACAGCGGTGCAACATGTTAGTGCTACTGCTAGGATGCAGACTTGGGAGGCTAACAAGGATATAGTTAAAGCATACAAATGGCGTTCCACATTAGACGGGAGGACAACGCAAAGATGCAGAAGCCTAGACGGCTTAGAGTTTGAAATGGGGCGTGGACCTATGCCCCCTATTCACATTAATTGCAGATCAACAATTAACTTTGTGTTAGATGAGGCTTTAGGTTTAGGCGATTTAGATAAGGGGGCTACAAGATCAGCACTAGGCGGGGAAGTTCCAGCAAAGCAGACTTATTACGATTGGCTAAAAACCCAGCCTAAAGACTTTCAAAGATCAGCAATCGGAAAGCAAAAAACGACTTGGCTAAATGACGGAACTTTAAACTCTGAGCAATTCGCAAAGCTGAATCTTGATAAGAATTTCAAACCCTTATCGTTAGATCAGATGAGAGAAAAAAGAGCAATGATGTTAAAGTAATGGAATTAAGTAATACAGCAAAGAACAGCGTAACCAATGATCTGTTAATCAGCAAAGCCTCTAACGAAAGTTATCGTAAGGGCTATGATAGAATCTTTGGAAAGAAAACAATCTCTGGCAAGTTGCCAACAGAACAAAAAACAAAAACCAAACAAGGAAAATAAACCTATGAAATTAAACGTAAATGCAGAAGAATACGAATTGTTAGATGATGCTATTAAATCCGAATACAAGCAGGGTGCAAATGGCTATGAGCTAACAGTTGACGGCTTAGAAGATACTGGAGCTTTGAAACGTGCTAAAGAGCATGAGAAAGAAAGACGGCAAAAAGTAGAATCAGAGCTTAAAGAAATCAAAGACCAACTAACACTTAAAGAGGATGAAATTATTGATCTCCGCAAGGGTGCTGTTAGTAAGGATGATGTGGATGCTTTAGAGCGTTCTTACAAAGAGAAGCTTGAGAAAAGCGAGAAGGAATATACTGGTAGAATCAACGATGCAGAAGGTTCTTTACGTTCTATGCTAGTTGACAACGTAGCTTCCAAAATCGCTAACGAAATTTCAACAGTTCCCGATCTTATGAGCGGGGCAATTTCTGCTAGACTAACAACTGAGATAGTTGACGGAAAAGCAACGACAAGAGTTTTAGATCGTGATGGGAAGCCATCCGCTCTAACAGTTGATGAGCTAAAAAAAGAATTTGTTGCCAACGAGAAATTTTCCTCTATTATCGTGGGTAGTAATGCTAGTGGGAGCGGTGCAATCGGTAGCGGTAATGGAAGCGGTGCTTCTAAGAAATTCAGCGATATGTCGGAAGCTGATAGAGTATCTTTATATAAGGACTCTCCAGATGACTATCGCAAACTTCGTGATCAAGAGCAAACACTTGCTCAATGATCTAACAAAAATCAAAACTAACTAATAAAACATTATGGCTAACGTCCAACTATCTGATGCTATCATTCCACAAGTCTATCTTGACTACGTGGCTAACGATAGCCCCGAAAAAACCGCTTTCATCGAAGGCGGCATTGCAGTAACTAACCCCGTGCTAGGTCAACAGGCTAACAGCGGTGGCAATGTTGTAGAGATTCCACATTGGAATGACCTCGCAACTGATGAACCTAACATTGGTGATACTACTGACAACGATGCAACTCCTTACAAGCTAACCTCTGGCAAGCAAACTGCCCGTGTAGCTTATCTTAATAACGGCTGGGCAGCCAAAGATCTTGTCGGTGAAATCGCTGGCTCTGATCCTATGCGACGCATCCGTGACCGCACTGATCGCTATTGGATGCGCTCTTGGCAGAAACGCCTTCTTGCTTGTGCTGAAGGTATCCAAGCGGGTAACGTAGCAGCTAACAGTTCTGACATGGTAAATGATATTGCCATTGAAGACGGAGCTAACGCAACTGCAGCTAACCTTATCGGACGTTCTGCAGTAGTTGAAGCAGCTTTCACCCTTGGAGATTCTTTCGGATCTACTGGAGTAATCGCACTTCACTCTGCAGTTTATAAGCGTCTCGTCAACCTTGATGACATCGACTTTGTAGCTGATTCCTCTGGCACTCTTAATATTCCTAGCTACCTCGGTAAGCGTGTTGTCATTGATGACTCTATGCCTGTAATCGCTGGTGGAACTTCTGGTTTCAAATACACCACCATGCTTTTCGGTGAAGGTGCTATTGGATACGGAATGGGAACACCTGCAGTTCCAGTTGAGGTAGATCGTGATCCAGCAAAAGGTGTTGGCTCTGGTCTTGAAACTCTTTGGGAGCGCAATACATGGTTGATCCACCCAAGTGGATACAACTTCACTTCTGCTTCTGTAGCTAGTGAGTCTCCAACTCTTGCAGAGCTTCGCACTGCAGGAAACTGGACACGGGTATTTGATCGCAAGAGCATCCCTATTGCTTTCCTTGTTACAAACGGCTAAACCCTTTGTTAAGGTTTGGGCGGGGAGTGTTTACGGTTCGCTCCCCGCCCTCTTAACTAACAGAAACCGAAAAATATTATGTCAGATAAAAACAAAGCATGGACTCCTAGCGACAAGCAAGAAGCTCCAAAGAAAAAAGCAGCGAAGAAAGCTTCAAAGACTGAAGGCAAAAAAGCTAAAGTTGACGGGCTAAATGCTGATGGAAATATTGCGGGGGAAAGAGTATCTTTCGAGCAAATTCAGCAAGGCATGAAGAAGCAATCACAGCCAGTAATTGAACGCTCTAGTAAGCGCAAACGATAACTAACAGATGGCTTTAATTATTGAAGATGGAACGGGCGTGGATAATGCCAATTCTTACATAACAGTTGCAGAGGCTAGAGCCTTTGCTTCTCTTAGGAGTTTAATCCTTCCCTCTAGTGATTCAGAGGTGGAGGTTTTAATAGTTAAAGCTTTCGATTATTTAGAATCGTTAGACTACAAAGGCAATCACGCAAACCCTCCGCAATCAGCGGAGTTCCCAAGGCGTGATTTATATTTGCAGGGGGTTCTATTTTCAGAGTCACAAATACCTTATAAATTAAAGCAAGCGCAATCACAGCTAACTTATGAAGCTGTTAATATAGACTTGCAGCCAACAGGAAACGGCAAGGAAGTTATTAAAGAAAAGGTTGACGTTGTAGAAGTGCAATATTCAGAGAAAGGAATCAATGTTGCTAGACCTACATTTACAACTGTTAATTCCTTCCTAAAAGATCTGCTTAAAAGCGGGTTGTCTAGTGGGCATCTTATAAGCACAAGAGTCTAACAATGTCAGAGTTTTATACAGGATTAGCAAATACAGCCAATGTTCTTTTGAAGGACAAGGGGCAAGCAATCACTGTAAGAAGAGAAATAGAATCATATGATCCTATCACGGCTGAAACTATTCTAACACAATCTCTAGTTCAAACTTTGAATGGTGCTGTATTCAGCAAATCAAAAACAATTTACGATAACTCCTTAGATGAAGAAAAGATTTTAGGTAATACTAAAACTGTTTTGCTCTCAACTGTAGGATCTCAATTTGTTCCAGAAATAAACGATAAGGTAACTTTCGGGAACAAAGAATGGCTTGCCTTTGGGGTAAGCAAACTAGCCCCGTCTGGAACTGATGTGATTTACAAACTAGGGATAATGTTCTTAGGTAATGTTTCACTAGAAATAGACAACGGATATTTACAGCCAGATGGAATCAGCTTCTATCTAAATGCCTTGGGCGAATACTACCTATCACCAACAATCTAACAAAAAATCTAATGCCAAATTATACAGTATCCCAAGACATTGATGACTTCATGAAGTCAGATGATGATTCAGCAGCAAGAACAGAGCTAGGGTTAGGCTCTGCAGCAACTTCTAACACTGGAGATTTTGCAACTTCAGTTCAAGGCGGGAAAGCAGATTCAGCTTTGCAACCTTCCGACATTGGGGCAACTGTTCAAGCTCAAGATTCCGTATTGGATAATACAACGGCTTCTTTCACTACGGCACAAGAAAGCAAGCTAACAGCAATCACGGGAACAAACACAGGTGACCAAGACTTGTCTGGATTGCAAACAATTCTAACAGAAGGTGCTTTTGTCGATGGAGACAAGACCAAGCTAGACGGAGTAACGGGAACTAATACAGGTGACCAAGACCTTTCTGGATTGCAACCAATTCTAACAGAAGGCGCATTTGCAGATGGTGACAAGACAAAGCTAGACGCAATCACTGGAACAAATACAGGAGATCAAGATTTATCTGGCTTACAAAATATCCTAACAGAAGGAGCATTTGTAGACGGAGACAAGACAAAGCTTGATGGTGTCACGGGAACAAATACAGGAGATCAAGATTTGTCGGGGCTGCAAGTCAAACCCTTGGAGGGTGCTTTCGTGGATGGTGATAAAACCAAGCTAGACGCAATCACTGGAACAAATACAGGTGACCAAGATCTTTCAGCACTAGCAACAAAAGCTAATGTGTTAGAGTTAGATAATACAATTTCATTCACTCCTTCAGCAAACTTTCATCCAGCAACTAAGAAATATGTAGATGACAACGCTGGAGGTGGTGGCAGTGCTTTAACAGCGGAAACTTCCGTTTATATTGATGCGGGAGCGATGCTAGCCAAAGACGGGGAGGCAGACGCAAGCACTGGAACTGATAACGGAACTAACAACTCAGTTGACTGGTATAACGTAGCAACGGGAGAAACTCTATATGCTAAAATTGCAATGCCCCCTCAATGGGATAAAGGCGTAATTGATGTAGAACTTTATTGGACAATCACAGGCGGGACAATCGGAGAAAATGTCAAATGGGAGGTGGCTTCGCAAGCTGGGGGTAATGATGATGCTTGGGATGTAGCTTTCCCTGCCCCTACAGCAACGCTAGACGATCCTATCATTGCAGATGGAGACATACACCAAATCACAGCCTCGTCTATCACAGTGGGCGGTAGTGCTGAAGATGGCGATATTCTACACCTTGAGATTGCAAGAGCAGCAGCGGGAGCTACTGCAGCTTCGCAAGATGCAAGGCTACTTGGCATCCGTTTAAAGTATTCTAACAGCCTATTACAAAACTGGTATAGCTGGAAGCTAGGGAATGAAACTGCAGATGCAACTATTGGCATTAAAAATACTTGGTATGCCCCCGCAAAGGGTAAAGTTCATGCAGTTGCAGCGGGGGCAGCAAGCGCAACTAACGGAAGCGCATTAGCACTAGACGTTCATAAAACAGGAACTACAATTTTCTCAACTGCTATAACTATTGATGATGCACAAACGGATACTTCCACTGCAGCGACTCCAGCGGTTCTAACAACTAATCCAACTACTTTTAATGCTGGAGATAAATTTGAATTTGAAGTAGATACAACTACAGCGGGGGGAGCGGGATTGCATTGCGATTTGCTTATCTCATGGGATTAAAAACTAACAAAAAACAAAAATGGCTATCACATATCCAATCCAAGAATCTGACAGGTTTACTGTCTATGATACAAACACCTCCGCACCTCTAAAAGACGGCAGCGGGAAACCAATGACAGGACTCAAGTGGGGATCTAACGATACTTCAGAAATGATTCCTTTCTTGGCTGATAATATTAAGTGGCTTATTGAAGTTAAAGAGGCACAGCCAAGCTATGATTCTTCAACTCAGAAAATCAAAAGGCTTCCCGTTAATTACGATGTGGCTAACGAGACTGCAACAATTCAAAGCTTTGAAGTTGTCGATCTAACACAAGATGAAATTGATGCTAAAATTCCAGCGCATTTTTTAAGCCCTAACACAACGATCAAATACGATGTTGCGATTGATGCACAAAACGCATTTACTCGTATGCTTACCTTGGTTAATGAAACCCAAATGCCTAGCGAACAAGCTCTAGTTGTTAAAGATGTTCTAGGGGCTTCCATTGGTCTAACAGTTGAGCAATTCCATGCTGACATGGTTCTCTATGGACTCCACTGCTACGAGCTATTTAATTACGTTCCTCCTGCAGTTGATCCAGACGGAATGATTTAATGGATATAATCAATCCATATATTCACGGGGGCGAGGCTCTAACATTTGACGGCTTTGGAAATCGAAGCCGTAGCTTTGATGGTGTTGATGATAATGTTGATTCTATAGGCACAACAAGCAGCTTTAACTTTATTCATATAAGCAAGGTTTTTACTATCACGTTATGGGCTAAATGGGACGAGTATAACACTAATAATGCTGGGGCATTGGTCGCTAACAATTACGCTGGAAACAGCAGGGGGTTTTTACTTCAGCTTGACAACAGGACGGGGACTCAGCCTAACGGAATACGATTTATTATATACAATGCCAATCAAGCACAATTAGATGACTTAAAAATTGATAATTGCGTTCCCGATTCTGGCTGGCATCATTGGGCGTTGAGTTCAGATGGATCTACTATTTCAGCTTATAGAGACGGGACATTTATAGGGAGTTACAACTATCAACATACTGCCACTGGAAACGCCGCAAACGAATTAGGGTTAGGTTTTTTGACTAACCCAACAACTCCGTTAAATCACATTAATGGGAAAATGGCAGATGTTAGAATCTATGATACTGACCTAACAGCTTCCCAAGTTTCTGACCTATACGCTGGCACAGATGTTCAAACAAATCTTGTAGGGCATTGGCTAACAGATGCAGACAACTTGCTAGATGCTGCGGGAACAAATCACGGCACTAACTACGGATCAAAGTATTCATATGATAACCCCTCACCACCTGTAGAGTTTGGCAGTGCAAGCCGTAGCTTTGATGGTGTTAATGATTATGTTGATCTTGGAAATATATTTAGCGGAGACACAGTGTTTAGTGTTTCATCTTGGATTAAAAAAGAAACAACAGATGCTAGTTTTGGAAAGGGTGTAATCTCAAAATTTGACTCTGGCAGTGGGGGTGGGGGCATAAGTTGGGTTTTGTTTACAGGGGAAACAGATGTTAGATTTCTTATAAGGCAAACCAACAATACAAATATTATTTGCACCTCTACAACCGATGCTTCAGTTGGTGAATGGTTTCATCTTGCAGCTACAGTTGACGGAAGCGAAATAAAAATCTATATAAACGGGAACTTAGAAAACACCACTGCATTTGACGGGACAATAACGACATCAACCGCAAGCGTAGTTATTGGAGCTTATAATGCGTTAACCAACGCAAACTTTTTTCAAGACGGCAAGATTGCAGATGTTAGATATTACGATACTGACCTAACAGCTTCCCAAGTTTCTGACATTTACTCTGGCACAGATGTTCAAACAAATCTTGCAGGACATTGGCTAACAGATAACGATGACGTAGAAGACAAGGCTGGAACTAATGACGGCACTAACTTTGGTTCTACTTACTCGTATGATAACCCTCCTATGGATCTAGTTCCATCTAGGCAAGCAAGCCGTGACTTTGATGGTGTTAGTGATCATGTCAATTTAGGTAACTCCACTGAGTTTAGTTTTTCAGATGGAAACAATGACGAACCTTTTTCTCTCAGCACATGGTTGAAAATTGATGATAATTCAACATTTAGAGTATTGGGTAAGGATAATGGTATAGGCTCTGATAGAGAATGGCTTTTAGCTACTGATGCTGGGGGCAACTTAAATATCTATTTAATAGATGGTGGAGTATTTAGAGGTAGAGAATACACAACCCCACTACCAGAGAATGAATGGCTACACGTATCAGCTACCTATGACGGAAGCGGGGGAGAAAACTTTAGGTTGGGTTTAAAGTTATATGTAAATGGCGTTCAAGTTGACAATGCGGATTTTGGATCTGCAGGCTACGGAGCTATGGATGTAAACACAGCTAATAATGTTTACATTGGAAGATACGCTACAACCTATGCAGACGGGAAATATGCAGATGTTCGCATCTACGATACTGACCTAACAGCTTCTCAAATCCTAGACATCTACAATGGCACAACAGATAGAACTAACCTAATTGGTCAATGGCTAACTAACAGCGATGACGTTTTAGATCATGCGGGAACAAATGATGGAACTAACAATGGTTCTACTTACTCAACTGATAGCCCATCTTAAAAATAATGAGTTCATATTTATCACATAAAAGAAAAGGATTTCAAGGGGCTGGGGGCGTTCCCTTTGGCAATTCCTCTAGGAGTTTTAATCAGCTACATAAAGAGGCAATCATTATTCCAGACACTAATTTATTGACGTTTGGTGATGGAACAAACGACTCGCCTTTTTCAATATCTTGCTGGGTTAAGATAGAAGATATGAGCAGATTCCGTATTTTTACAAAGTATGATTATGTAAATGCTGGCAATTCTAATATTGAATACATATTTACCACTGATGGTAATGGTTTTTTGATTTTGATATTAGCAGATAATTCGGAAGGCACAACGAGTTACCAAGGAATAAAAAGCGCATTTAATCTTTCCTCAAGAATAGGAATTTGGACTCACTTTGTTGCTACATACGATGGAAGAGGCGGGGCTACAGCTAACCAAGGGTGCTTCTTTAGTATAGGTGGCGTTCCAATGACAGTTACTCAAGCCTTTACGAGTGCTAGTTATGTGGCAATGGAAAATACAAACTCTAATCCAGCAATAGGAATAGCGAACGAAAACGCTGGAGTGAGATATTTTTCAGAAGGCAAAATGGCAGATTGTAGAGTTTATGATAGGGTTCTGTCTTCACAGGAGATAACTGACCTTTATCAAGAAACCGATGTTCAATCTGGTCTTGTCGGGCATTGGCTGACAGATGTTGATTCAGTAGAAGATCAAAGCTCTAACAACTTAGGCGGGGCAGACACAGTAAGTCTGTCAACCTCCACAAGCGTTCCACCTCTACCAAGTAACCCTGTATTTGGAAACAGGTATTTATTGTGTAATGGTAGTGATTTTTTTACAGTTAGACAGGATTCTGCTATGGAATCAATCTTCCAATCAAGTCACACCTTTGCATTTTGGGTTAAGTTTATTGACGGGAATCCAGCAAGTTCAGAAATGATTTTTGCTGCGCAAAGTGCAAGTGGTCCTAGTGTAACAAGAGTTTCTTTTTTCTTAGGTAGTGATGGAAAAATGACTCTCGGCTACATTGAGACTGGAAACCAAGGGAGAGCTAAGACAACAACAGCACAGGCAAATGGGTTGACTGATTGGGTTCATGTGGTTGGCATCACTACGCAAGCAGGAATGAGCGTTTACCTTGATGGGGTTCAAGAAACTTTAGACGCAACTGATGACGGAGATATGTCTTCGGCAACAATGTCTAATTACAGCAATTCTACAGATATTTTTGTAGGAGCTAGATCAGTTGTTAATGATCCAGATTTGTATTTAAATGGGAGGATTTGCGATTTTAGAATTTATTCAAAGGCTTTATCACAATCAGAAATAAACGATCTAGTTGCTGGCACAGATGTTCAAAGCGGGTTAGAGCATCATTACTTAACTAACGATGATGATAGGCTAGACAAGGCAGGAAACAGCGATGGTTAT